TTCGTAGCCCCTGCTGGGCGAATGAAATCCATATCTGGAATCAACTTTTTGATGAAGGTGAACTGCTCACCGGAGCTAATGTCGATATCGGCGCTTTCTACAAAAACGCCATCCATTGGAGAGCCGTTATCGTCGTACCCAATTTCATGCTCGAAAACACAATTGGTTCCGCTAGTCTGAGCCCCGGCTAAGGGCAAATCCTCGATACCCGCATCGAGCCAAGAGTATCGGACCAGGCTACCAACGCTCCAGCTGTTCTCTTCATAATTGAAGATGACATATCTGGATATCTCTCCAGTGCCATCCTCCTTCGACGGATAAAAAAACCACATCTCGCCATATTCGCTGTTGATCCCCATATGGCATTTGAACGCCTGGTCTAATTCTATATCGTTGAACACATACTCTTGCACCGAACAAGGCAGTTTTTGCACAGAGCCGTTGTAAAAGTAAAAGCTGGTCTTCGATGCGAAGTAAACGCCGTTGGGCCCGTTCGCTGCGGCCTTGGGTCCGATCAAGCCCGAGCCCTCGTTCACTAGATTGACCGCAAACGTCAGGGGTGGACCAATAAAATTCATAGAATACAGAGAGGTGTCAGTCCAAATCAGAATCTCTTGTCTCGACTTGATACCACCAACGATAAATGAACCGGTAGACAATCTGACACTGCCGGCAGAGTTTGTAGCCGTAGGTTCGAAATCCAGCTCGTTTTCTGAATCCGAAAAAGCGACCAACATCGGATCTACGTTACCGGTTCTGGAGCCGCTCGATATTGGGTCCGCTCCTAAAACCACGAGATGTCTGTCGGTCTCAGAGGTTAAAACTTGCAGAGCAACGGTGGGGACCAGGTTGGCTCCTGATACTCCAGATAAATTAACAGCGCGAGTTGACGTCCCGTCGTTTTCTACCCAGCGAAAGATCCCGGCGCCTCGGGGATTGATAATGAGGTTCTCTCCGAAATTATCATGAGTCCACAACCGGAGTTGATTTGTGGCGCTAACCGGTGACGCGGATCCGAAAGTCCCTGATCCCCAAGTTCCTACACCCCAACCAGATGATGAAACATAGGTGTCTAACCCTACGTTTATTTGGTAAGCCCCCACCACCGAGCTACCGCCGTTTCCGCTGTCACTTGCGTTTGCAGTGACCGTAGCGCCGTCAGTGTCTTTGGCTGTGATCGTGTAAGTGTTCGTATCAGTGACTAGAACAATTTGGTATTCCTGGTTGAGGACATTTGCAGTAACGTTGCCCCCCAACGACGAGGCCCCGCTGAAAGTCACAAAGTCATTGTTAACTGCACCATGATTGGTGTCTGTGACCGTAATTGTGCTGGATCCGTTGGTTGCAGAGAAAGTGACATCGCCGGCTGACGTAGTACTACGGATAGGTGTGATATCGTTATAGCTGTCACCCTCTTCGACATAATATTTAAAGGTTGTTCCGAGGCCGAGGAAGCGAGTGCCCCCCAGAGATATGAAAGAATGCAGGGCCCGGGCAACACCCAGGAAATTGTTAGTGCCGAGCTTTTGCCAGCCACCAACTTTTTCCACCCGACCTTTTCGGAATCTTACTAGGTTACCGTCTACCCAACCGCCTTTGGCCGCGTAGTCAGTCGACTCCTTGTTGATCCCTGGTTGAAACTCCAGATTTGTGAGTGGCATCGAGCATCAAGCAAGGCGAATGATAGCGCCGGTAGCAGTCGCGGAGGGGAAAACAACGGTGAAGTCTCCAGCTGTGGACGTCTTGTCTCCTCCGAAATCAATCACGGCTACTGCCGGATCTCCCGAAGCAGAATCGTTGTATATCATACATCCACGCGCCGTAACGGTTGCGTTAGAGAATGTCAGATCTGAGAAGTCGCATACGGCTGTGGTCCCACTCGCGACCGGCGTCACAGAAGTAAGCGCAGAGCCGCCAGAGGTATAGTTGGTTCCGGACGCTTGACCTGTTGTGGTGAATGCGGTGGTAGTGGCCCCTAGAGTCGCCGAGCTGGTGTAAAGAGCCAACTTGAAAGTGTTACCGGAGGAGGCAGTAAAGTTGTGAACCGCCTTCAAAGCTTCAACCTTGAAGCTCGTTGTTATGCTGCTGCTGATCGCCATGATTCAAAGCTCCTTGATGATTTTCGCCATGTCGCTATGCCCCTGCTGCTCTAATTTATTTGTCATCGTTACTCGATCGGAAGCAATAGCGGACTTCATGGCTAACAAGATTACCGTATATATGTGATCCCTGAAAGCCTCAGCTTGTAAGCGAATATGGGGCTCTGCGTGCTCTGAAATACTGCAAATTTTTTTGGTCACCTCTGCGGCCCAGAACTCGGGATCGTGACCTTTGTACTCTGTTGTGCTGACCATGACGTTGCCAACAACGAAGTCGCCTTTATCCTGGATCATCCTTTGTAAGGCTCCGGAGCAGACGGCATCTCAATCGTTTTCAGGTTGTATTTCTGAATGTTTTGTCCCAGTTCAGATTTCGGACAGATTAGCCATTGACCGTCCTCATCAGGCATAGCAATCAACGGATCGTCCAAACGGTGATAGCCGTACAATCTTTCGTCTACGGCGACGTTCTGATCTAACATAGAGGACCTGGGGCTCACACCGATACTGATTTCTTTTTCCATAGCCTTGCAGACCCAAAACTCAACACAGGCTCGGCCGGCTTCTGCAAAATGTAGGTTGTGCCGATAAGAGAAATCCATACCGAAAAGATCCATATGGCCCACCTGGTTCCAGATCCCGAAAGCGATTGCGTAGGCCACCGTGTTGTTGAGGTAGGCGCACCTCGCCTCGCTGACGACCTCCGCCAGGGGATACTCGACCAAGGCAGGAACTCTAGGATCAAGGCCACAAGTGTAGATCGGAACCTTACAATCAGGCAGAACCCGGCGCATAACCTCTGTTTGGTTCCCGGCATCCTCTGTGTCCAGAAAACGACTGACCGGATCCAACATAAACACTCGATCACAGTCGAACACCGAAAAGGCGCTGTTGATGCACCAAACCTCGTCCCACGTTTTTGAGTTTTGAACACCGATCACATAATCAATTTGGCTGGCGCCCAGGCCGATTATGGCTATTTTTTTACCTTTCAGGCTTTCAATTTTTTCCACTAACTCACCCCAATGCGAAGAAGATCATATCTATACTCGTCTCTGGTATCTCGTCCCTCGGATAGATTCTTCATCCGGGCGAGACCTTCTTTGAAACGAGCTTCGAAAGCTCCAATCACATTAGGGTCTTCTTTCAAGAACACTGCTGCCTCTACGAGCGTGCCGTACAGCAAGGGATCTGGATGATCAGTAGAAAGCAAAGTCGTACCACTGTCGGCTCCTGCTGTCAGAGAAGCCGGCTTGTGCAGATAGTGTAACTCTATCGAAAAATCGGAAGAGGGCACCGGCGCCAGCTCAAACGCTGCATCATCAAACAAGCTGTAGTAACGCGGTCTGCCGGTCACTGTTGTATCTGGTGAAAACTCTTTCAGGAAGCTGGGATGTTTGTAATCCAGATAATGGTATTTGTTTGAATCAATGACAGCGAGACTGAAGGGCGCAAAAAAATCTGTTGGCGTCGCCAGGAATCTGTTGTTCTGTGATACCGATCCAGAAACATTTTTGCGCTGCTGCGGCAGCTGCACTTGTTTGAAAATTCTGCTTTCAGACTCTTGAATGAAAGTGTTCAGATTATTGTTGAAGGTCGTCTCGTTGACCTGGAGATAATCTTGAACCGTGCTTTTCAACGTGGCCAGGGTAAAACTCATGTGATTGTCACCTCCACGTTGCCAAGTGTAGTCGTTAGTCCGAAAGTTTGCAAAGTTGTCCCCAATCGTCCTAAGCCTACGTTTGTATAGACCTGGAAGAATGTGCCGTCTTCGCCATCAGCGGCTTGGTCTGGGCGACTGATTCGCAAAGCTTCTGCGTCTGCTGGCTTAGGTTTGGGATCGATTTGCGGCTCTTTTGGAGACCATTGGTCCGGGCCCACCAATAGCCCGTTCCAAGTAAGCTTCATATCCGCTAATTTGTACCTGAACCCGGTAATGTCGCAAATACCATAGGCATTCTTGTTGGATGCAAAAGCCATGACTAAGCCGTGTTGTATCCGCGGAAATCGGGAGCTACTCTGAACGACGCTCTGTCTTCGTCCTGTGCCATCGCTCTAGCAAACTCCTCTTCGTACAGACCTTTCAACAGCTGTACTTTTTCTGGCACACGCTTCAAAGCCAGGTAATACGCTAAGCCGGCCGCCAAGCATGGGTAAAATCGAAACGGTACATCGAGTGTGTTTGTTCCCACATCGGCGTCATCCATCCTGGTAAGCACGTTAAGATGCACAGTGTAGGTAGAGTTTTTGTCAGGTGTCGGCCACACCGAAATCGTAGGTGTGATCTGCTTGTTGATGAAAAATTGGTTGGGCTTGCCGGTTGTGGTTTTCACCGAGATGTTTGCATAGTCAGACCTCGACAATCTGGACAGCGGCACATCCGTATTAGATCCGCCTATCGACTCTCTTATGAATGCATCCAGGACGTCGATGGCGGCCGTGGCATTCGTTGAGTCGACGTTGTAAGTGGCTGTATCTTTGACCATGGTGATTGTCTTCTCTGCAATCGTCCATTGGTTCAAGCCACGATTCGCCCACTCCGCTAACAACAAATTCAAACTGCGATTTGCAGATTTCAGATCGTAACCAGTTCGCAGCTCTAGGCCGCAACGCTCGAAAGCCTCTTCCACATAATCTGCCACATCCAATTCGAAATCTTTGCTACCACTAGTCGGCATCTTTTTTCTTCCGCGCTGGCTTCTTCTCAGGAGCGTAAAGGTTATCAAACACCTTATTGACGTCCAAGGTATAGTCCAGGTCACTCTTTGAGTAGTGAATGTACTGGCTGGGCTTGAAGTCTGGAGCACCCTCGCCCATTTGGAACCAAGCCGGGTGGCTTACCCGCACACGATTGTTGGGCAGAGCCACAATGTTTCCCGTCCAATTGCCAGCATCTAACAACTGCATGACGTGCGATTGTTTGTGCTGCGCCGGATCATCAGCAATCTCATTCTCGGCATAGTCCACCGTGAACAAGTATTTCGCAGGGAAAAATTTACCATCGATTTTTGCCATCCAAGGGCACGGCGTTGCACGATCCAAAACATAAACCGCGTGATGATGCGAACTACAGTCCCAAGGCTGACAGGCCCAGACCGGCATCGGGTCAGGCCAACCCTCGTAGTCTGTATCGCCGGCCAGGGCAGTGATAGGCATCCGCGCCCACATGGCCCCGCCGTGTACGTTTTGCTCGCCTTCCTCTGTATCTGCTCCGGTAAAAATTACCTGGAAGCTAAGACACCTCGTCGGCATCGTGGTGACAGCAATCGCCATCGCATGGAGGAACTCACCGTGATATTCCTCATGATTATGGGTGTACTCACGCCGTACCCAACACTTAAAGTACGGAATGTTACTTTGCAGATAAGCCAACTACCCTAGCCGAACAGGCCGACGTTTTTGCTCGATGGCTTGCGAACACCTTGCCGCTTCACTGCACCACCTTTCATCATACCGCCGGGCTTTTTGACCGTGCCACCCTTCATCATGCCGCCAGGTTTTTTCACCGTGCCGCCTTTCATCATGCCGCCTGGCTTTTTCTTTTTGATCGGGCCGCCCTTCATCATGCCGCCTGGTTTCTTGGTCATGGCTCCTTTAGTTGCCATTTTGCCACCTTTGTGTCCCGCCATTACGATGCCTCCATCTTTTGCGAAAGTTTTTACGTTGGTAGGTTTCCCTCCAACACCCTGTTTTTTTGATCTCTTCCTTTGGACCGCTGACTTCCGTTCCCCTGGAGTCATGTTTTTTGCAACCGACCTTGGCACGCACTTCGGATACTTGCGCTTACCTCCATCGCTCGATGCACGGCCGCACCTTTGAAATCTGCCGTCCTTTTTTGGTGCTCCGATATCAACCCAATCGCCTTTCGGACCTTTTCCGAACCAGGTTTTCAGGCTCATCAGCTTCTCGGCACTCGAGTTTTACGCTGACGGTCAGGCATGATAGCGCCACACCCCCGCGCTTGGATAGATACCGAACCACCTCGGTTCATTTTCTGAGCCATGCTTTTGGCGATAGCCGTGCCACGCGCTCGCTCGTATTTGCTGAGCTTGCCGTCTTTGTCTAAGTCGCTTTTCTTTTCATCGAGTTCGACGCTACCGCCTGTGGCTTTTTTGGTGCCCTTATACTTTCCGCCCATGCGTTTGTATTCTTGAACCAGGTAACCTGAGCTGTAAGCTGAAGGCGTAACCTTGAATTTCCGTTTCATCTTCGCTTTGGCTCTTTTGTAAATAGCCGGGTTCGCTACGTTATCTGGAATAGGACTCGCCATTAAACACCTCCTTCGCCAAACTGGTTCATCGAAAACGCGGGAGCAAACAGCACATCACTACCTTCTCTTAGGACACGCTGACCAGGGACGCTTGGGAAATTTCCCCCAAGTGCTGCTTGCTGCAAAGCTCTCTGTCGTGCGATCAAATCCTGCGTCGAGGGCATAGCTGGTGCTGCTGCTTGCGTCGTAGCTGGTGCCGCTGACGCAGCAATGTCTGCGCCGCCAGAAGATGGCGTCGCGCCGATCTGTGCGGCACCCTCAGTTGTTGGCATCGCACCATAAATGTTTCTCTCTGGTTCTTCGAAGTAACCCATCTGGTCAGCTACCCCGTCACTTACATTCATGGTGGCGGCAACATTCGCCCCGGTGCTAGGACCTGTATAAGGCACACCACCAGCGCCAACCCCAGCGGATACGTTAGGATCAACTGCCGGAACCGTGGGCATTCGGCCCATAATGTCATCGGTTATTTGTTTGCGTAGAGCCTCTACATCAATTTGTTGAGGTATGTCTGCCCTCAACTGCTCTATTTGAGCTTGTATTGGATCCACGGCTCCAGTGATAGCCGCCATTCTCTGTTGTTCTATTTGTGCGGGGTCTAACTGAGCTGCCTGTAACGCTCCGATCTGCTCAGCCAGCCTTTCTCCCCTGTCGGTCTGCTGGGTGAGTGCAGCTCTCAGATCCGTTTCGAGTTGTTCCCGCTCTGTACGAGCCGTATCAGCAAAGTTCTGCGATTGAGTCGTTATGTCTTCAATCTGGCTTTGTATTTCGTTGAGAGGTAAGTTTTCTATCTGATCTCTCAAGGTGCCGATCCTGCTTTCTAGATCGGAAACAATCTGCTCCCGTTCACCCCGTAACGCTTCAGACTGCGCTGCCGTCTCTGTCGTAACCGCTTGAGATACGCCGGCTAGCTCATCGTTCAGATTGTCAATACGGCCTTGGATTAGATCCACCGCACCGGCTTGAGATTCCCTAAGTTCTGCCGATAGCTTGTTTTGTTCCTCTTGTATGGTTTGAGATATACCCCCAAGGTCTTGGGTCAAACCACCTATGCGTTGTTGTAGGTCACCGATAATGGTGCCTTGGTCCGCGACTTCTGCTGCCGCCGCTTCTCTTGCTTCTTTAATACGGCCTTCCAGTGCAGCGGATAATGCAGACCTTTCACCGGCCGCGGCTTCTGCTGCTGTCGCTGTTTGTTCCGCAATCGCAGTCCGTAGATCCGCTATGGCTTGGTCGCGCTCCTGGCGCTGCAACTCTTCCGCGGCCCGTTGAGATTCGAGCAGCTCCTGGTATTGCTGCGCTAAAGCCTCTTGCTCATACTCAGGTCGATCCAAGCTTCGAAGTGTCGGCAAATCGCTCGCCTGTGTGCGCGGGTCTCGATCGAATACCGGTTGCTCTAGCAGATAGTTTTGTAGTTCAGCAAACGGAGAGGTAGCTGATGCATATTCTCTCGCGGCCCTATCCAAATCTGTGGTTGGCATCACGTCTGGAGTTTTTCTGATAATCGTGTCAATAAACCCCCCGGGAGCTGGCTTAGTCCTGCGCAAAGCTGCTAATTGTTCCGAAGGCACATCTAATACCGTCATTCAAATCACCAGTTTTTACATGAATGGTACGCGGCGGAAAAAACGTCTTTTTTCTTTTCCACGGCGTCACAATTATGACGGGCCCGAAAAGATTTACGTCTGCCCGGCTGGTCTTTTTTGATCGTCATATTGGGATCGCCGTAACGAACAACCTTTACTTGGTCGCCCTTCTTCGCTAGGACTTTGAACTTTTTTCTCTCTCCACGGGTGCGAACCTGTTGGTTGTACCCGGGGAAAGACTCACCCCGATAGATGAGTCTCCCGGAGGCAGTCCTTTTGACGTCTTTCGTATCAGCCATAGGCTTTTATCAGCTCCAAGATGATCATGTAAGTATCACCACTAGAGTGGCCGACTGTCGTGAAATCGAGGTCTCCCGTTTTGCCGGAGCCGGCATTGTTTGGGATCCCTGAAAAATCGCTGTAGTCATGATACCCGTTAGAGTCTTCGCTCAATCCAATCGCTAAAACGTTGGTGCTCGCGTCAAACTCAATCTTCACTGACATACCTGTGCATTGCCACCAGATTTTATTTATTTGCACACTGGTGCAGCTTTCGCCAGCGGCGTTGCTAGACAGTGCAGATACGTCAACTTTCTTGACCGCTGACTCACCTGTACCGTCGCTCGCGTTTGTAAACTTGAGAACGGCTTTTCTTTGACCATCTTGGATGGTTTGTGATGTTACTACGTCAGCCATGGTTTATTCCTCTAGGAAGCCGCGTCGAAACCAGTGATCTCGATTAGGAACCGTCCGGCTGTATAAGTTGCATCACCGGTGCCCTGGCTCACCAAGTATAAGAATTGGTCGGCAGCAATGTCGCCGCCAGCAACCACTGTACCGGCTGAGGCCGCGCCAGCGTTGATAATCTGCGTTTCAGTCAGATCACCGATTGCCGTGTCGTTCACGCCTGTGCCTTCAGTTGCAGAGAACAGATCGATGTCTGTGCTACCACCGGCTGGTGTTTCCAGACAAGTCATAGTCACACCGAAAACAGTGCCCTGGTTTGCGGTTGTTACTTTACCTATGAAGGCAACGCCAGAACCGTCCTTGCCAATAATGTCGCCGGCCGTGCCGCCGTCCTTCAATCCAGTAAGATCGATCATGATTGTGGTTTTGACGATGTTTACGTTGGTATCGACATCACTCTTGAGACGATTCACCTGAGTAATGTAAACGGCCGCAGTGCCCTCGATTCCTGCGCTTGCAGTCGCCTCAGTTGCCATCTTGGCGCCGCTGGTGACGGTGATAGTACCATTCGCCGATTTTGAGATTTGTTGGAAACCCTTCTCGGATCTGACGGGTCCATTGAAAGTTGATGTAGCCATTATGTTCTCCTGTCTTGGCCAATGTCAGACGCGGGATTGCGGCTGTCAGGATCCTACGTTTATACCACAGGGTTTACACGCCCACAATTTTTGGAAACACAAAAAAAGGGGCCATAAGGCCCCTTTGATTTGGTCATCAAAGCACTTACGCGCCTTGAGATCCGAACACACCACGGAAATCAGAAAAGCCGAAGCTATATCGCTCACGCGCCTTATAACGAATGTTACCTGTTGTAAAGTCAGGTTCCATCGTAGTTTCCATCGGGGTTCTTTGGAACATCTTCAGACCTTCGCCGGCCTCTGTGATAGACGTCAAGATGAAGAATGCATCTGGGTCTGAGAGGTAGTGATTGACTGAATATCCCCCAGGCAACACGCCAGTGTTCTTGATGGCGTTGATGTCGTTGTCCGCGGTTCCGACACGTTGATCAGAATTCAAGATTCTGTCTGCTACGAATACCAGCTGCGGAGGCACGATCATCTTTGTAGCCTGGACGCTAATTTGCAGACCTTTATCGTCGGTGAATTCTGATATCGAAATCAGCATATTCTCGAGCGAGGTCTCGTTCAAATCAGCCATGGTGGTCTCTCGATTTGCCAACGTGCCGCCCCCTGCTAGAGGATGCGCTGTTGAAATCAAGGGTTGTCCATCGCCTCCAGTTACGCCTGTATCAAAAGCATTATTCAAGACATCGGCGCCTTGAATCTCTTTTGTATTTTGCATACTGCGAGCGAGTGCTCTCACATACCGACGACCTAATGAGTCATACAGATTGTCTTCCTGGGCTTCCTCGGTTAACGAAAAAGCTAAGGCGACTGTCGAGTGAACATAACGACTTGTATAACCTTCGCTTGCCGTATCGAAAGCAACTCCCTGACCTTCTGTTTTGAGGGGCGCCGAACCAAAACCGGTTATCAGCACCTCTTCCTCGAAGGCGCGGTCACTTTGCTCTATTGCAAAGATTTGCTCGTACTCAGATACATAACTGTCGTAATTTTGGCCGAAGAGAGCGTTAAGTCCTGGCTCCAATTCCGCCGCAAGTTGGGCTCTAGAAATTGCCATATCTTATGCCTCCTTATGCAAGACCAGCGCCTTTCACTCCCATGATGTGGTTTTGAATAACCACCATCACGTTTGTGTTCGCGCTTGATACATCGTCGTTATCGGGATCCTGGCTGATGTCGATGGCTTTCAACGGTAACGTTGTGGTGGTTGCACCGGTCGTTACGTCTAGTTCCATGTTGCTTCTGCCAGAGCTTGTGTCCCCTGTTGTGCTTTGGTCGACCAAATCGAAGTTGCCGAACAAATCCGCTATGGGGAAGGTGTCGTCCGCCTGAACCTCAAACACAACGTTAGGATCATCGATGATAAAAGCGATGATATCTGCTGCTGCGATTGAGCCAGGATAGTGATTGCTGAAAGTTACTTCTTTGGAAGTCGGATCTGTAAACTGACATCCATTGAAAACACCGACAACAGGTACAGTAGAAGAGGCGGCTGCTCGCGATACGGTCCCACCAGTTAGCTGCTTGACCAGGTCTCCCTGGAAAATTGCACCGCTCTGGTTGTTTGCTATTCTGTAACGCGATTGACCACCCGTGTAAGGACCTCCACCCATCATTCTTGCGGGACGAAGGCCGAAAGCTGCGTCTTTGTTCGCCATGCTTTATCTCCGGTTAGTTTTTGCCGAATGAGACCCCACCACCCCGGGTGATAGAGTTCTCACGTTGCAAAGGCTCGTAGCGTACATATCCTTTGGATTGCGCTGCTTCGTTGAACATATTGTTGTCCACAGATTGCAGTGCCTCACGGTTTTTTGAGGAGTAATAGTCATTTCGCTCCTGAACCGTTTCCTCCGGTATCTTTGCTAACAAGAGTCCTTCGCTGAAAACGACCCCTTCATGCCGTCCACTATCCATGGTGGGGAGTTGCCATTCCTCTGGGAGGTCTGTGCCTCGTACCAAATCCCAACCTTCACGGATCCTTCTGGACACGTTCGCTCGGTCTTCAGTCCCCAACATACTCTCCCTAATCCAACGGTATACATATCCCGGTGGTGGGGGAGGAGTTTCAAGCTTTCTGACAGGTCGCCACGGTTTGCGTCTAGCTGTTTTATCGTGCTGCTGACTCTCACGACTAGAACGGGGGCTTGGTTTCGAATCTGCCATTTTAATTACCTCTCTGTGCGATTTTCTGCTTCTCTCTTGCGACGGCCTGAAGCCATTGCTCATCCGTCATGTTGTAGGGCTTCAAACCTTGGAGGCGTTTTAATTCAGATCGATTGAAAGACACTCCGTCTTTGTTGCCTTGTGTTTTCGGTCGTACCCCACTAGGGGCTGAGGCGACTCGTTGCACAGTGGGTCTGCCCTCATTTTCCTCGACTCCAGGTCCAGCATCTATGCTGGATGATGCGATTCCAGGATAAACCCTAGAAATTCGAGCATCAAGTTCTTGATAGTATTCGTCGCTGTCCAGCTCGTAGCCTTCCATGTGTAAATTCTGATGCACAAAATTGGCCCACTGGGTGGCTTCGATCTGCTCTTCGCTAGCGTTTTGTAATTCTTCGTCGCTAGAAATGAACCACTGATTTTTTTCCTTCCAGCGCAAAGCTTCTGTTGTTGGTTGGACCGGCGCCTGTTGCTGGGCATACTGTTGCGTATCCACCGGCTGCTCGACCGCTTGTGCGACCTGAGCTTGTTGACGCGCCTTCGCGACATTTAGTTTTTCTTTTTCGATTGCAACTTCGTTTTTCAACGTAGCCGCTTTCGACATCAGGTCGGAGTCACCTGACTCGACCGCCCTTTTGAACAGATCGTCCACTTGCGCTTCGCGAGAGACGACTGCCTCTTCCGACTTAGCGATAACGTTCTGCGATTGTTGTTGAGCGAAAGTTTTGTATTGGGCCAGCTCTTGTTGTTGGCGCAACAAAAGCTCCTCAGCTTGACGCGCTCGATCTTCCGCGGCACGAGTTCTTGCTTTCTCTTTGTTGATTCTTTTCGAGACGTTACGAGTGTGTCGATCCAGCTCATCGTCACTGCGAATCAAATCTGGCGACTCAGATTCAGGGAGATCCTCCTGAACCGTTACAGGGATTTCTATTTGTTCTTCTACGGGTTGGGTGTTTTCTACTGTCATTTGAAGCTCACAATGTCTTTGGGATCTAAGATGGTTCCGATGACTTCGTCATCGTTTATGATGCGGATTTCTTCGCCGTCCTCGAGTTTCATCCGCGCACCAGCGTATCTGCCGATCAATACCCATTGCTGCTCTCGACACCAGGGGGTGTCTCCAAACTTATCTTTATCGTTATAACAGAGAGGTCCCATTTTCAACACTAAGGCGACAACGGTCGCCAATGCCTCTCGATCGACGGTTTCTTTCAACAGCTGTATGCCGCCGTCAGTCGTAGTTTTACCCTTATAAGGTAGAACTAACATCCTGTAGCCGGTTGGCTCCGGCATCCGTTCCAGGATTGTTTTGTCTAGAAGGGAGGGATCTAGAACCAGGTTTTCTTCTTTCACATAAGCTTCGCTCACGCTTGTCACTTTGACTCCTTGTAAAATTGCTGGATCTCTGCCTCTATCAAGTTTAAAGCCATCAGCTCGCCTTGCAAAGACGCATAATGATTCATATCTTTTAACGCATTTGTGGTCAAAGTTTCAACAATTAACTCTTTTCTCGAGTTAATCACACGCCGGAGCGTGACTCCCAAGCCATAGTCATCCATTACTCGCCCTGTTCGTAATAGAACAATCCCTTGGTGGCAGCTCCGGTGCCTCTAGTTTTTACTCGTCGCACCGGAACTTTTAATTGCCCTTTGCTCACTTCGCCACCTCGAGCCATGCCTTTGGCCGTTTGCATTGCGATAGCTACAGCTTGCTTTTGCGGCTTGCCTTCAGCTCGAAGCTTTTTGATGTTGCTGGTCACAGCTTTCTGACTTTTACCTTTTTTCAATGGCATTTACTTCTCCTTGTCGCTGTCTTTTTTGGCCGCTTTTTTCGGTGCTCGTTTTTTCGCGG